CGTCAGGAGAGCCGTACATACGCCTACCTTGAATGTCTTCAGGTAGAATAGCGTCATCTAGTGGGAAGTGAGGTACTGCGAAGCTGTAGAGCTTACGGGTATCGTCTTTGTTGGCGTTGTTACGAGCACCGCGAACTTGGTCACGAATTAGACCTAGAGTACCTTCGATAGCTTCGACGGTAACGCTGTGTTGAGCAACAGATTCGGATTGGAAAATACCTAGTTCGTTAATTAGACCCCACTGATTAGGAATTAGTAGTAATTCTTCAGTATAGTCAACCATGGTGAAGGCATCGGTAAAACTGCGAGTTTGCATGATTTATTCTTTCTTTAAAAATTGTTCAAAAATATGATTTAGCTGTATTATGTAAATCGGATGGATGGTTTCTGTGAATCCAGAGCGGATTTGTTCTTTAGTCAAATAGCTAGATGGTAACAATATTTTCACAAAATCTTCGAGTTCTTTCACTAAATAACCATTAGATTTGAAATAAAAAATATTATCTATTTCGTATTCGGAATTAACTACTATTTGTCTCATTCTTTTTTCGAGAGGTTGATTAGTAATTCCATACTTATATGCAACGATTACACCATCTTTAGAAAGAGAGTTTACGTAAAAATAAGCATCTTTTGTAGGATTAAAACCAAAACTTGCACAACTAGGGCAACCGTAACTACCGTCGTGTACAGATGAGTAATTTATCCTAAACAAACCATGTTGTTTGCATCGCAACACCCATTTAGACGTCCAAAGCTGTTCAGCTTCTGTAACCTCATAAACGGTGTTAGACTCGACACGTTTAATCATTTCTACTAAAGACACTCTCTTATCTTTATTATAAGAGCAACCACAACTGGTATTTTTGTAAAGTTTTAACGAACTCGGAGTAAGATGTTGAGCTTTTCTCACAACATAATTACCACAGGAGCAACGACAGTAATATTGCAAAAAAACCTCTACAATCCCTACCAGCAAGTTTAATAACCTCTAATTGACCAAATACTTGACCAACTTTAGATTTAAATTTCGAAGATTTAGGGTTTTCGAAATTAAATTCGTCTACTTCAGATTTATCTATCAGCCGATTATACTCAACCATTCAATTAAACAGTAGGATTGACCTTGATACCTTTAGCAGCTAGGGCAGCTACTACATCGTTTAGAGCTAGAGCACCTAGAACGATAGCGCCTTGAGAAACGATAGCAGGACCACGCTCAAGAACGAGTACGCGAGTAGCGGTAGAAGCGGGAGCTACGGTTTCTTGCATTACGATACCGAAAATATCAGCAGCAGTAGCAGGAACAGTACCGTTAGCAGCAACGAGTTCACCGACTACGAAAGTCTTAGCTGCACCGTTGTAGGTAGCAACTTCACGGCAGTAACCAGTTGAAGGTTCATATTCATTTTTGACAAGGTTAGAAGTGCGAAAGCCTTCTGTGGCAATTAGTTGAGCCATTATTTTTACTCCTAAAGTATATTTAATCTAAGATTATTTACCAGCTTGTAGTTTTGCTTTTAGGAGCTTTGCTACAGCAGATTCTTTTACTTCTTCTTGCGTTTCAACAGCAGCACCTTTTTCAACGAAAAGGTCAGATTGTTGAACTTGTTCAGCAAGAGATTTGACGACTGATACAACAGCGTCGAATTGTTCATCAGCTAGTTCACCGACAGCTTTGAAAAGCACTTCTGCTTTGTCAGCATCCTTAGCGGCATCTACTAGAGACTGTTTACGAGATTTGGCGATTAGAGCAGCTTTTTCAGCCTTGAAAACTTCAAGTTCAGCTAGTGCAGACTTTAGTAGTTCAGCTTGCTCTTGAGCTTGTTTTTGAATTTGCTCAAAAGCTGACTTTTCTACCATTTCTACATCAACTACTTGCTCAACTACTTTTACTTCTTGAGTCATTAGTTTTTCCTTTAGTTTTTGTTTAACAACAGGGTTAGACACCCCTTTTTCCCCGCTAGCGTTTGGGGTTTCAACCTCTGCTGCATCAGCAACATCGGAAGATTCTGATTTCGCAACCATAGTATTAGGTTCTGAAAAACTACGGGTAGTTTTAACTCTAGGTTTGCGCTTATTCGTTTTAGACTTTTCCTCGTCTTCTTGCTTTTTCTTGTCGTACTTGGAAAAAGCCTTTTCAATTGTTTCTTGATCTTTTAGAATACTTAGATACTGATCTTCTGATAGGTCAGCAAGAACAGAAGCTAGATTGTCTGCTTCGGCAGCAGCTTTTAAGATTTCATAGGACTCAAGACGAGATTGAATATAGTCTTCGTAAGATTCTGGTTCAGCGTAGTCATCATCATCCTCTTCAGGTTCATAACCCATCATACGGGCTAGAACTTCACAATCTTCTCCATACATATTGAAGAATCGTTTGAGGAATTCAGGTAGCTCCATAGTGACTCGCACTGTTTGGAGCTTTTCAACAAATTCGTCAGAGAAATTTTGAGCCTTTAGTACAAGTGCAAAATCTTGCAAGTTTGCTACTCCTTGATCTTTGTGGCAGAGTGCAATATGGGCACCCTCTTTGCTAAAGTCAATGTTGCTCAACTTTCGCTTTGGTTTTTTAGTTTCTGACATATTATTCCTCTTCTAATTTTTCGACATTGGCACTGGCTCCAATACTAAGACCAACCACTTCGCCTTTTTTAACCATTTCCCAAAGGCTTTCATCGTTGATTTGTAGTGTCATTAACCAATCACCTTTCTGAACAAAATGTCCGTTTAGAGACATATCAGCAGGGGCTAAGTAACTTTCAATTACGTCAAAAGCTGTCGTTTCAAACATATGAAACAAATTGGACATTGTTTGCTTTTTCAGTAAGTTTTTATTAAACGATTCTTTAGCTTTACGAACTTCTTCCGAAGATGTATAATCTCCGTGTGCATCTGTGAAGTCAGCTTTCATAGCTACGTAGGTGACTTGCATGAGTTCTTGATCCAAGGACTTAGCGATTTGAATCTGCTCATTAGGGATATTGTCTTCCTGCTCTAATTCAGATTTAGTAATCTCTTGAGTATGAGATTTAAGGATACCTTCTTGACGCAAAATTGACCTAGCCCAAGCTAAACCAGAAGAACCTCCCCACTGTAACCAAGCAATCGTCCCTGCTGTTGGACCACCGTCTGCTTCTTTCTTCTTAGGTTGGTAGTTCTTCTCATGTCTTAAAAAGAAAGCATACATTCTCTTGACAGTGTTTAGTGACAGATCACCATTTATAATGTCTCTAGCCCGAGCTACACCTGAACCAACACCTTCTTTAGAGGCTTCGGATGTACTAAGACCACCTCTGTTATATTTTTCACGTAAAGCTAAACCACGTTTTGCATTATTACGCATAGCTTCTGTTGGCGTATAACTTTTTGACTTTTCGATTTTTGTATTTTCCATAAAGTCCTTTTAATTAAAATACGCATAACTATACAAATATTATATCATATAATTATGTAATTGTCAAGAGAATTCGTATTAACTAATTATATTTGAAACTTATAACTAGATATAATTTCCCAACCTAACCCTGTACTTAGTAAAGTAACCGTACTTCCAAACTGATTCAATGTAATCTGTTCAACAGAGTCATCAATTTTTTCTAACATAAGGTAAGTAGGCCAATTGATAACAGTAGCCTTAACCCTTATCGTAGTAGTCAAAGGATTTGCAGAACTGTGCTTAATTATAAAAGTTTTACCTATTACTGTTTCAGAAAGAGGAAGATCAATTATAACATTAGCAAGTGCTATTACTTTAATAAAAGAATCAGTCTCTAATACTTCGTAATTACTATCCACGCCCGTCATTAAAATCGTAGACAAGGCACTGTCACCTTGAGGACCTTGAGGACCTTGGGCCGACAAGAGAATCTAACCATTCTTGCTCTGTACCTACGAATCCGTTATCAAGTGCAATCTCGTAAGCAGACTTACCATCTAAACCTTGTCCACCAGAACCAGCAGGTTTATTTACCCAAGAAGCAGATACACTATCATAAGACAGTACATCATTATTTTGAGGGTTGATAATCTTTACATCGTCAATTTCTTGTAAAGATGATCCAAAAGAAGGTCTTGAGAATATCTGACCGTTTGGATGAGCATGAACAACATAACCTACTACAATAACTCTAGAACTTTCAGGTAAGATATTAGTCAATCTACCTGCTATTGTAGGGTGTAAATAAAGAGTATCACCATCTTGCCAGACTTCCCCAAAAAGAGAACCTGTTGTGTTGATTCCTTTTACTAACCCGAAATTAGTTACGAAACCGAAGTCATTAACTGCGATATCAGCAGTAGCTAAACCTAGAAACAAAGAGCTAGGTTCACATAGTTGTGCAGAAGCTAGTTTGACTTTTAGATGTCCTGAATTTCCCGCAGAACCATCATACATTACAGGATTACCGTCTGAGATTAGTGCGTCAGAAGTATTTTTAACTCTTATATAAGTTTCAAGACCAATGTGCTGAACAATGGCTCCAGAATTCATACCCAGGTCTAGAGTACCTTCTTCTGGATTCCATTGTAATCGTCTTGGTTGAACTTCAGATAAAGGATTTTCCTGAAAATCTAAATACTCAACCGGATTAGTAAGACCTGAAACTTCCCCTGTTGTAGAACCAGCACTAATCGTTACAAACTGTTCAATATGCTCTGAAACAGGTACAGGATCAGTAATAATCTGTTTACCGTCATCGAAAGAAAGAATCAATCTACCTTGCTTATCCCATTGGACATTAACTAACGACCTTTCTGAGTCTGGAGTTACAGCATTTTTACCTAGAAAGGCTTGATGGATTTGCTTTCTTTCTATAGGCGTTGTTTCTTTTTCTAAAACGATTGTTTCTTCTTTTGACTTTTTAGCCTCAAGAATTGCTTTCAGATGCAAAGGTACATTGGGTTTTTCAACAATAGCTTTTTTAACACTATGTTTCTTTTCCCAAGCATTAGCAGCAGCTACCGCAGCAAACACAGCATCTTGATTGCTAAGTCCTCTTTCGAGAGCATTATTAGCAGCCTTGACGCCAGCTTCAATAGCACCTTTAGATTTATTTTTTATAGCGTCCGGTGGATTTGATAGCGACCAAGGCATATACACTCCTTAAACTATTAAAAGAAGGAGGTTTCCCTCCTTCATCAGCTCGCATTCTCTGCGTTAGTATCTGAACCGTTACCAGATGAACCATCTGCATTACCTGTACCAGAGCCAAGACCTTCTCGCATACCGTCACCCGATCTTGAAGTCTTTTGAGGTAGCAAATCTTCTAACTCTTCACGAGTCATGTCATTGCTTAAAGTATCAATACCAGAGGCAGCTAAGGCACGGTTAACAACAGCAACAGTCTTAGGTAAGAAGCCAACAGCACCGACACGCTGAATAAATTTACCTAGTTCATCCAGACTATCATCTTGTATATTGTCGTAATCTAGTACAGCAGAACGAGCAGGGTTCCAACCGTTTAATAGGTACGTTTGCTTGACAAGATCGTGGTTAATAACCTTGACGATTTCACGTAAAATACTTTCAGCAGCAGCACCTGTAATAGTGTACTTAGACTCTGCAAGTGCAAAAGAACCACCACCAGTATTGCCAGTGAGTAGCACATCAGCAGACATTGCAATAAAGATTAAGGTCTGATAGTATTTCTTAATCTCAGAGATGTTATAGTTTTTTCTACCATCAGTAGATACTAGCTCAAAGTTAAATAACTTTTGTCTGGTTTCGGGATCAACAGCACTAGGTAGGATTAGACCTGATTGTTGATTGTTTTGAATGTTACGAATAATGTTCTTAAACATTTCGTACATTGCTTTTTGTTCTGGACTCGCATCAGGAGCCATGTATTGAGCCGGGATGGACAGAACAGGAAGCCCGTTTAAGTCCTTGACAACGCCACTAGCTTCAATCTCTTCTAGTGCAGTCAGATAACGCCAAGAAAGATAACAGTCTCTTAGCATTGACTTACCAAAGGGATCACCTCTATGCTTACCGTGTCTAAACAAAATAAACTTAGAGCGAGGAATGATGACTTCTTTTTCTGTTCGCTTTGAAAAACGATTATATGTATCGTTAATCATGTTCAAGTTTTGCTTGACACCTAGAATTTCATTACCGTCATCTGAGAAAATAAACTTTTCAATACTTTCCTGATTACGAATAGCAATCTTTTTCCAAGCAATGACCCCATCATCGTAATCAGAGCCGTTGGATTTCAAACGCTTGCGAAATACTTTTTCATGCACAGAAAAACCATAGACCAAAGAACTCATTGCATCTTTAATCAAGTCCTCAAAAGGTTGATCCATATCATGCAGCATTTCATTCATGATACGAGTTTGATCTAACTCTTCTTCGGTTGGATTATGTGGAGGAATAAACTTAAAACTTGCTTTTCCAATAATATTGTCGTAAAGAGACAACGGAGCAGACACAGCGGAGTGATAAGTCATGTTCTTAAAAGTCTTAACACTATGAGGCCATGTTAATTCCTTTTTAAGTTCATCTTTACTTACACCGTTGAAAATATTAAGACCTGAGTAACCGATTTCACCCATGCGAAATCTCTCAGGTCTATCCATCATTTGTCGTGTAGAATCAAGTTCATCCGTATTATACGGGATACCAGATTTTTCTACTTTCTGTCTAGCCATATAATAGGCTCCTTTTCTTAATTAAATCCTAAAGGTAGTCCTTGGGATGTGGGGATGTTAACTTGTTGAAATCCAAAGGATTGATTTGGAATTGCTAGGTCTGTGGGGAGGGTGAAGGATGGTATAATTAACTCTTTAGCCAATGTATAAAAAGCATCACTAGTAGCATCAGCTTGGTCATCAAAAGTTTTACCACTGAACTCAGTTTGCTCTAACTCGTTAACGTAGTTCTCAGTCCATTCGGCTCTGACAACATCCACAAAACCTGATTCAGATACAGAAGCAAAAGGTAGAAATCTTTGCAATTTACCTTTCTCCGGCCTAATAAGTTTTACAGTGTACCCTTTTTCAGATAAGCGTCGAGCCAAATCTCTACAGTAAGCACCTGCTGTAGCCCCCGGATCAAGAGGTAACGTGATAACTACGTTTGTACCATCCTCGTATGCTGTCTGAAAGATTTTCTGTTCTACCTCGTGTACTCGTTTCCGTAGAACAATAACATCCTCTACAGTGTACTTACTAGTTTCTTTGTCTTTCGACATAAGTACGCCAGCCGAGGCATCAACTCGTGGTCTGGCCTGACTCGGCTCCGAGAAAGCCAAATCCCATGATCTGACTCTCTTTGTTGCTCTCAGGTTTGGGCGGTCTACAAAACCGACCCAATCTCGTTTCCAAAAACCAGAGCGTTGCTCCCGTACCCATGCTCCATGCAAAAGTCTACGAGACTCGACAGGAGGTAATGCTTTGAGGGTGGCAATATATCCCTCGTTCTGTGCAAGACCTACAGGATTATCGTAAATCGACCCAGGAATAAATAGATAACTCTTTATTGGAGATGTACTGGTAACACCGTGTTCAAGTTGAGCTTCTTCTAACGTATTATAAAATTGAAGACCGTGTTCACCTCTAACAAAGTACCTTTTATCGTATTTTTCTTTACGAATAGGTATCATATTATCATCAAGGCTGTGTTCCACGAATCGCATTAAAAAGCTATCAGGGTCAGGGTTACAAGT